TGTCCGGTAGCAGTCTTACTGTTTACGTGGGCACTATTAGTAGTCAATTGATGTTGAGAATGCATTGGTTCGACCAATGGCATCACACACCATATATTACCGGTATACCATATACTGTAGTTCCAGCTTTTAGAGACTTTGTCTCTGCTGTGGGATATGGAGATGACCTTTTCGGAGGTGTCTCTAGTGATGTAGCTGATATCTTTAATCACATTACGTATGCACGTTTTATGGAAAAACATGGAATGATGTTTACCATGCCTGATAAAGAATCGCTACCTGTTCCCTTAATGAATATTAATGACGTTGATTTTCTGAAACGCAAATCTCGCTTTGCACCCGAATTGGGTGTTAGAGTGGGTGTGTTGGATGAAATGTCTATATTTAAATCATTGCATTCTGTTTTGCTTTCTAAGGAGTTGACTCCTGATGAAGCAGCAGCCATCAATATTGATGGAGCAATTAGGGAATTTTATTTCCACGGTAAAGAAGTGTTCGAAAAGCGCATTGATGAATTGCGTTTGGTTGCAAGTGATTGTAATCTTACGGATCGTTGCGTTAATTTGAATACTACTTTTGATTACTGGACAGCCAAGTGGAACCAGCGCTATAGAAATGGCCCTCAAGTTGATGACAGAGATGTCTTTAAACCTGATGAGATTGTTTTCATTGCGCCGGAATGTGGTCAAGAAGCTGTGTATGACACTGTTGAACACTATAGCTTCTGTAATAATTCGAACAGTTATTTTTGGTGGGAACCTTGTCTACTGATCCTCAACATGTTTAGCGTTTTGTTCGCTATGATGTGGTTGATTTATGCAGATAAGTATTACCTACCTAGGTGGGATAAGAGATGGTTGTATATAATCGCCTACTCCTCACTGCTCGGAGAAGGAACTCTTTTTCGCGCTCTTGTGTCATGGGTTTCATTACCTATGTTGCTTAATATCGGAATCTTTTTCCGGAGTGCTACTGAGTTTCTTCTCTCATTACGGGATGATTAACCTTATTAAATCTGAGCCGTTCGTCACGCCTCAATAATGTACAAAGACGCTTGTGTATTGGATACCTGTTATTGTATTTAAGTATATATATTTATTCTAACTTGCTTGCATATTGTGACATTCCCCTCGTGGAATACTCCTATTTAGGAGGGCTTAGTCAGCCACCTTGTATATACACGCTCTGATGTTTAATTCGCACATCATGAGTTGTAAATAAATTGAATTACTGATAATAAAAATAGTATTGAAAAGAACGTCAACTCTAATGTTGACATGAATTACGTGTATAGTCGCTTGCCTAATCAGCAAGATGAAGCAATCGTTTCGTTTTCTAACGCCGATAATGCTTGGTCTACACATGTTAATGCTGAACGTGACGCTACCTTTAACGTGGGGTATCGTCAGGATGGTGATTTGGGAGCGTTCCTCTCTCGTCCAGTGAAAATTGGAGATGTAGTTTGGAACTCTGCCGTGCCACTATCTTTTGAGATTGATCCTTGGTCCAATTTCCTCAACAACATTAACGTTCTCCGTCGTTTGGAGAATTATTATTTGTTGCGAGGAGATTTGGAGATAAGTATCATGATCAACGGAAACGGGTTTTATTATGGTCGTGCTTTGGCTGCCTACAATCCGCTCAAGCTTTTTCGGAAGTTTGATACGGATCCTGGTGATCCATTGTACAATATTCAAGCATCCCAGAGACCTCATGTGTTTTTGGATCCAACCACCTCTACGGGTGGTTCTCTTTGTGTGCCTTACTTTTGGCCCAAGAATTGGATGAATCTCACTGAACGAGATTATGGGAAGCTTGGTACTCTTTCTATCACAGAAATTAATCCACTAAGACAAGCTAATAGCGGCACTGGTGCCGTTAATATTGTAATTTTTGCTTGTATGAAAAATGTTGAATTGACTATTCCTACAGTTAACCCTGTTGGTTCAGTTCAGCCAGAAAGTGGTAAGGAATTTCTTGTGATGGAAGAACTCATGCTTGCTGAAAAGCAGAGGCTGAAGAAACTTCGTAAGAAGTATAATCATGCAGTCTCACGCTATATAAATGCTAGACTTGAGTTCAAAACTGCTTTGGCTTTGCTCGAACTTGATCCTCTTGAGGAAGGTGACGAGTTTTCACTTGAAGCAGATCTCAGCCTTATACGGCCTGAGTCTGGTTCTATGAAAATGGCCAGTAATGGTAAAGGAGACGAGTATGGGAAAGGAATTATTTCCAAACCCGCCTCCATTATGGCCAAGGCAGCTGGAGCTTTAACAAATGTTCCTGGTATTGGCTCTTATGCCTTAGCCTCCAAGATTGCACTCGATGGTGTTGCAAATATAGCCCGTATTTTTGGTTATTCTCGCCCACCGATCGTTTCTAATATCATGCCTACCAAACT